AGAATTACAGAAGATTTATTAGATTTACAAACAGAAAGTGATATAAAGATAATACCTGTAGTTCATGGAGAAATACTGTTTCTTGGTTTAGGAGCAGCATTTATTGGTGTTGGAATAAAAATAGGGGTTGCAAAGGTTTTAGGTGGAATTTTAGTAAATCTTGGAATAAGTTTAGCTCTTGAAGGAGTTGAAAATTTATTATTTCCACCAGCAAGTCCTCCTACTTTAAAACCAGATGAACAAGATCCCAGTTTTCTTTTTGATGGAACAATGAATATTTCTAAACAGGGTGTTCCAATCAATATAGTTTATGGAGAAACTTTGATTGGATCAAATACTGTCAGTGCAAATGTGGATTCAGCACAGGTGGTAAATAGTTAATGACAGACTTAAATTTCGCTCGTTCAGATCAGGCTCGTCAAGTTAGTGCAACTGACGCTATCTTTAAATCTACTGTAAAATCAGAGGCTAAACTTCCTTCGTCAGCTTTAAAATCAATAGATTTTATTACTCTTGTTGATATTTTAAGTGAAGGAGAAATAGAGCTTAGTGCTACTGCACACAAAAATAATATTACTGATAAGACATCAGAGGCATATAAAAATTGTTTTTTAAAAGATTTATTTTTAAATAAACAACCAGTTTTACAGGCTGATGCAGATGTTAATAATCCATCAACATCAGACTTTAATTATGAAAGTGTTGAATTTAGATTTCAAGAAGGTACGGCTAATAACTTAGTATTACCAGCAGCCGAAATACAAACCACTGAAAGAATTGATAGTGAGATTGGTCAACTTGTTAGTTTTCCTAAAGGTGGGACTGCAACTCCTCGTTCTGTAACAATAACTAATGTGAATATAGATGTATTAAGAGTAAGAGTTAAATTTGATCAATTTTTTAGGATTGATAGTGAAACTGGTGATCGGAGATCAACTACAGTAAAAATACAAATTAAGGTAAATCCTAGTAATGGGTCGGAAGTTGTAGTTATCGGTGCAGATGATTCAGAAATTATTAAGGGAAAAAGTGTTGCATCATATGGTCGTGATTACGGGATAAGACTTTCTGAAATTACTGGATATAATACAACCCCAATAGGAGATTCTGGGGCATTTTTTCCTATAACTGTGACTCTTACGAGAACAAATGATGAAGGCAATAATAATACCTTTAATAATATGCGTTTAGGTGGTGTTACTGAAGTTATTGAAGAACCTCGTAATTATCCTCATGTTGCTTATACTTCATTACGTTTTAGTGCAGAAGAGTTTCCATCGCTACCATCAAGAATATTTAGGGTAAGAGGTAAAAAAGTAAAGATTCCAGGACCTTATACAGATGGAGATGGTACAACTTATACACCAACCGTTGATCTTAACAATGGTAGAATTATTTATCCATCAGGTTATATTTTTCAAGGTACGTTTGCCTCTGAAAAACAATGGACAAGCGATCCAGCTTGGATTTTATATGATCTTCTTATTTCGCACGAAGAGAGAATTACAAGAGATGATGATAATGAAATTGTAGAGAATCTACAGTATGGTTGTGGATTGCCAGAAACTTCAATAGATAAATTTGTTTTTCAAAAAGCAAGTGAATACTGTAGTGAGTTAGTCAATGATGGACAAAATGGATTAGAACCTAGATTTTCCTTAAATGCAAATATTAGAACTCAACAAGAAGCTTTAAAAGTTATTAATGATATCTGTTCTGTAATGAGAGCAATGCCTTTCTACTCGGAAGGTACAATAAAAATATCCCAAGATGCACCAAAAGACTTTAGCGATCCAAATAAAATTGAATTTGATTATGTTTTTAATAATGCAAATGTAGTCGATGGTAATTTTGCTTATAGTGGTAGTTCTTTAAAAACAAGATTTACGATAATTAATATTAGTTACTTTGATTTAGAAACTCAAGATATAGATTATGTCACTGTTAAGGATACAGAGGCAATAAAAAAATATGGTGAACATATTAACACTATTAGAACTTTTGGAACGACATCAAAAGGTCAGGCACAGAGAGTGGGTAAATGGTTTTTAAATACACAACAGATTGCTACTGAGGTTTGTGCTTTTGAAACTAACATTGCTGCTGGATCTGTTGTACAGATAGGTAGTATTATTGGAATTGCTGATAGAGTTAAAGCAGCAACAAGAAGAGGTGGTGTTGTAAAAGCTGCAACCACTACCGCTATAACTATTGACAATGTAGATAGTACAAATCAACCTAATATTAGTGAATCTCCAACTATTAGCTGTTTGTTAAGTAATGGAACGGTAGAAACTAGAACAATAGATAGTTATTCAAATAATCAAACTGTTGTTAATGTTTCCAGTGCTTTTACTTCTGCTCCTGTAGTCAATAGCCCGTATATTTTTGAATCGGCTAGTTTGTCTGTTACAAATTGGAGAATTACAAACATAAAAGAAACAGCTAAAAAGACTTATGCTATCACTGCTCTTAGTCATAATCAAAGTAAATATGCAGCAGTAGAAGATAATGAACAATTAGAAGTTAAGAATACAAATGTGCTTACTTCAGTATTATTATCACCATCAGGTTTAAGCCTCGAAGAAAAAATTGTTGTAATTAATAATAGAGCCGTTGCCAAAGTATTTATAGATTGGAAACCTGTGGATGGTGCTTCAAGTTATGAATTGCAGTACAGAAGAGATGATGATAATTTCACCGTTGTTAATACACAGGAATCATCTTTTGAAATAAAACAAACAGAATTTGAAGCTGGATCGTATGATCTCAGACTTTTTACTTTTAATGCTTTAGGGGAAAGGTCAGCCTTACCAACGGAATTAAATGTACCTGTAAAAAGTTTCTCTGATCTTCCAGAACAACCAACAGGATTTGAAATAGAACCTATAAATAACTATCAGGTTAGACTTAGCTGGAATTTATCATTGGCAAAGGATGTCCTTTTTGGAGGTCGTTGTTTGATAAGACACGCTATTACATCATTAGCTAACACTACATTCAGTAATTCAGTTGATATTGATACAAGTGATGGCAACACCACAGAAGTTATTGTTCCTGCTTTGGCTGGTACTTTTAGTATAAAATTCGAGGATGTAGCGAATAATCTATCAGCTAATGAGGCGAAGGTAGAATTTGCATTACCAGAAACAGAAGACGAACTTGTCATAAAGCAACAGAGAGAACAAACAGCATTTAACGGAACAAAAAATAATGTCAGTGTTGTATCTGGTGCATTACAACTTACAAATCCAAATACTACGATTACAGGGACTTATAGCCAATCTGGTCTTGTTATTACAGTATCAATAAATTCTCATAATTTAATAGTGGGAGATAAGCCACAGCTTACATTTACATCAGGACTGGCTAATAATGGAACCTTTACTATTGTTACTGTGCCTAATGCAAATACTTTTACTATCGCAGGAGAAGTTATAAATAATGAAACAGGAACTACCTCAGGGAATGTAACTGTTGCAAATGGTTTACTGGGCAAATATGATTTTGCAAATACTTTTGATTTAGGTGCTGTCTATCAAAATTTAAGGTTAAAAAGACACATTAAAAGTGAAGGATTTAATATATCAGATCAATTTGATTCAATATCTAATTTAGATGAAAGACTTAATTTTGACGGTGCTGCTGTTGATAGACTAAAAGCTAGGTTGACAGTACAAACTTCAAATGATAATTCAACTTATACAAGTTTTACTAATTTAAGGAATGGTTCTTTTGTTGGTAAGTTTTTTAAATTTAGAGCTAATGTTATATCAATTAACACGAATGAAAATATAAAATTTGAGGAATTAGGATTTGATGCTTCTTTACCTTCAAGAGTGGAAAATAAATACATTTCATCAGGAAACGTCATAAGCACACCAATACAATCTGGCACTTCGGCTAATGGTATTGATATTGTTTTTGCTAAAAGATTTTTTACAGGTACAAGTGATATAGGTGGGTCAACTAATGCTTTTTTACCTTCAATAAGTATTACTCCGTTTGATTTACCACAAGGAGGTTATTTTATTATTAAAGAAGATGGTAGTAATAATTTATTAAACGCTGCAAACCAAAATGTAAATGGTATAGGTTTTAATATAATATTTAAAAATTCATCAAACGCAGTAATAGATGTGAAATTTTCCTTTCAAGCGTTAGGATACGGTAAAGGTATTTAATTAAATGGCTAGAGTAGACAATCAAGGAGGTAGTGGTTTTACCGTAGATAACGGTACTGGTTTGCAGGTAAGAACAAAATTACAACAGACTATAGATGCGTTAAGAAGTTTACAATCTGGTGATGGTGATCCAACAGTAGGTGTTAGTGCATATCAACTTCATGTTAATGAAGTAAGTAATACTTCACAAATACTAAAGATAAGAAATAAAGCTAATAATGATTTCATAACAATAGGTGACGTTGCACAAACAAATCTAGGATTATTACCTAGATCTGGGGGTACAAATGCTCCTATGACAGGTCAATTTTTAGCTAGTAATTCTTCTAGTAATTTTTCTCCCGCAATTTCTTTTGCGGGAAATGAAAGTCTGGGAATATTTAGAGCGAGTGCTAATGTCATGGGTTTTTCTGTCTTAGGCATACCACAGATGCTTCTTGACAGTTCAGGATTAACTTTAATGGATACCCCTACATTGAAGATTCAGAGCAATAATAGTAAGACTGTTGGTATTAAATCACCTAACGGACTTTCTAGCGATTATACATTAACATTACCTGGAAGTATTGTTAATGGTGGGTTTTTAAAAACAGATGCCAGTGGTAATTTATCTTTCAGTACAATTTCAAGTGCTGCGTCTGCTCTTACAGGTAGTACTTTAGCTTCTGGAGTTACAGCTTCAAGTCTCACGTCTGTTGGCACGCTCACTGCTCTTACTGTTAGTGGTGATAGTAAGTTGACTACGATTAAGGATGCGAGTGGAAATAATCCTTCTACACCAGCACAGTTAGCACAAGGTAGAGCAAAAGCTTTTGCAAAGATACAAACAGGTGATACTACGAACCCAGGTGATACAAAAACCATAACATCTAATTTTAATATTTCTAGTGTTACAGATGTAGCAATAGGTAGGCATCAAGTAGCCTTTACAACTGCTTTCGCTAATAATGATTATGTTGCATTAGCTACTTCAGGACACGACAATACAACTAGCAACGCTAATTCAGTTTGTGAAATTAGAAATGTACAAACAACTGGTTTTGAAGTTCAAGTCGAAGATGTTGATGAACAATATATAGATAGGCATAAGTTATATGTAGTAGTTTTTAGTCTATAAAATATAATAATATATAATACCAATAAAACTTATGGCTAATTCTGATAAGCGGATTATTTATACACAAGATGATGGAACAGTTGCAATTGTCATACCAGCAGATAATTGTGACTTAACTGTTGAGCAGATAAGAGATAAAGATGTACCCTCTGGTAAAACAT